ACATGGATGTACTGTGACGTGCGTAGGGCGCGTCCATAATCGCAGGAGACCACATGAGCGACGCCAATCCGATTGGTGATTGGGAAGAATCCCCGGACACGTTTGAGCCAGGTTCTGTGAGCACTGAGGCCCCAGAGCCTGTTGCGCAGGAGGTCAATGAGAATGCGCAATTAGCCTCAAACACTCATGTTGACGAACCGGCCGAACAGGCGGCAACAGAAGATGACAGCGCCGACGAAGTAGAGGCACAGTCAAACGAAGAAGAGGCCGAAGAGCGAGACCCTAAAACAGGTCGGTATCGCGCCAAGAAAGACCGCGCAAGGCCAAGTGATGTTGGGCGCATTAACACCCTTACAAAGCGCCTTCGCGAAACTGAAAATCAGCTAAAGCAGTTGCGCGAACAGCAGCAGGCCGCAAATTCTCCTGCGCTTCCGAATCTTCCACAGGATATTGGTCCGAAACCAGTCATTGATGATTTTGCCGACCAGGAAGACCCCTATACTGCCCACGTATTAGCGTTGGCAGCATATGAGCGTAAACGCGAGCGGTTTGAGGAAAAGCAGAACGCGTATAACGAATTTATGCAACAGCAGCAGCAGGCTTATGCCGCTGAATTGCAGAACATTAACGTTCGGCACCAGCAGCGCCTAGCGATGGCTGCTCAGGCAGACCCCACCGTGCCGGCGAGGCTCGCGTCGGTCAAGGATTTTATTCCGCCAGCGCTTGACCGGGCTATCATGCTTGACAATGACAGTGCAAGTGTTGCATTGTTTTTGGCGGACCATCCGGCCGTACTGGATGAGTTCACGCTATTGACGGCCTCGCAGCAGCCGGATAGCGTCCTCGTTGGAAAGATTCAACGCATGTTGCGTCAGAGGATGAACACCGCTGTAAGCGGATCGGTGACGCCCTCGAAGATGTTTGTTCCAGCGCCCCGTCCGCCTAATCCGCTGCGGACAGCGCCAATGAACACTGGTAACGACCAGATACCGAGCGACGACAATATGTCGCTGGATGCCCATGAAAAGGCATTTCCAGTGCGTGGTCGCCGTCGATAGGTCGTTCCAAACGTTAGGAGACGCACATGGCTACAAACACGTTTGTGACCCCGAGCTGGGTGACGAAGGACGTTGCGGTTGGATTCCGTAACAACATTAAGCTGATTGGCAATTTTGACCGTTCGTACGACGACCAGTATCGTCAGGCTGGCGCGAAGATGGGTTACACCGTCAATGCGCGCATTGAGCAGCGCTTCACCGTGAGCGAGGGTCAGGGCTATGACGAGCAGGCCATCCTCGACCAGGTGGTGCCGATTTCGATCAACCATCAGTATCACGTTGATATGGGTTGGTCGTCTGCTGACGCCACGATGGTGGTCGAGGAAGTGCAGAGCCGCTATACGCAGAAGGCGGCGCGCTCGCTGGCCAACAAGTGGGACGTTCAGGCCGGCAAGGAAGTTTACAAGTCGGTCTATTTCGCCATTGGCGAACCCGGTTCGGTGATTACCGACAACCAGGTGTGGACCGACGGCGTGGCCCTGCTGAAGGACGCTGGCGTTCCTGAAGAGCTGATGGCTGTGATCACCCCGGTGCAGCAGTCGTCGCTTCTGGCGAATAACTTCGCCCTGTTCAACCCGCAGGCGCAGATCAGCAAGTATTTCCGAAGCGGACAGTTTGCTGGTGCCGCCCTGGGAATGGACGAGTGGTACTACGACCAGAACCTGCCGACCCACACCACGGGCACGTTCACCTCATCGACCCCGGTTGTGAGCGGTGGCGGCCAGACTGGTTCGACGCTGGCGATTAGCGGCATGGGCACGTTTGCGCTCAAGGCTGGAGACATCTTCACGATTGATGGTGTCTACATGGTGAACCCGATTACCTACGAGAATTCGGGTCATCTGCAGCAGTTCTCTGTTCAGGCTGATGTTTCGGGTTCGTCGACGGGTTCGCTGTCGATCTCGCCGGCCATCATCACGTCTGGCCAGCTGCAGACTGTTACGGCGTCTCCGGCAAACGGTGCGGCCATTTCGTTCCTTGGCTCGACTGGCACGGTGAGTGCGACGATGGCGGCGACGCCCTCGAAGCAGTCGCTGGTGTTCAACCCGGCGGCGTTTGCGTTCGTCATGGCCGACCTGAAGTCGCCGCTGCCCGGCGCCAACAGCAAGCGCATGTCGAGCAAGGAAGCGGCTATCTCGATTCGTTGGTCCGAGCAGTGGAACGCGCAGACCGACAAGTCGATGTCGCGTCTTGACACTATCGGTGGCATTGCCCCGATTCTTCCCTACTACGCCCTCCGGGCCTTCTCGTCGTAAAGGAGACGAATCATGGCATTGACGCATACCACACTCGCGGCCGCTTGTGCGGCTACTGATAAGCAGATCACGGTCACGTCGGCTACCGGTTTTCCCGGAGTTGGCGTGTCTGCCAAGAGTCAGCTGGTGCAGATTGATGGTGAGTTCGCTTACACCATCGACGGTGTGTGCCAGCCCTCAACTGGCATCATCGTTCTGCGTTCACGCGGCGCCCTCGGAACCGAGGCTGTGGCCCACGATGTGCTGTCGAACGTTCAGACCAGCGCAACTGGTGCCGACTTCAGCGATGTTCCGGTCGTTCCGGCGTATCCGCGCACGTTTGCTATCGTGACGGTTGGCCAGGATGGCGCGATTCCGCTTCCGGTTCAGGACACCGTGTATATCCTGAGCAAGGCTGGCGCGCTTGCGGCTACGCTGGCTGCTCCCAAGGCTGACCTGAACGGTATTCAGGTGATTGTGACCTCGTCCACGGACCAGGCGCACGTTATCACCGCTACTGGTCTGCTGGCGGACGGCGCAGCGGGTTCGCCCGAAGACACTGCTACGTTCGCTAATCATATCGGTGCGTCGTTTCACGCCGTTGTGGTTAACGGCCTGTATAACATTGTGGCGCTCAACGGCGTCACGATTGCGTAATTTACGCAAACACGCAACCGAGCTCATGACCCTGCCGGCCCCATATGTGGGCCGGTGGGGGTGAGTGTTTTACCGTAACCAAAGGAGGCCCGTTTGGGCATTGTTCATACGTCCGATTCAGCGCACGCCCGTGAACTCGCAAAGTGGGAGTCTCATCCGACTCCGCAATGTCCGAACCCGCTTCGTCCCTATGTGTATTCGCCGGTTCCGGCGATGTGTTATTACGCCGAACGCCCTGTTGGCGGAGGCCAGATTAGTTTTAAAAGCGAAATCGCTCACACCGAAGACGAGATTGCGAACATGCGCAGCCGTGGGTGGGGCGTTGGTCAGCTCGAGGCTATTCAGGAGCTGGAATCACGAGAGCGGGGCTTGGCTGTTGCGGCGGCCGAGAGGCATCATGCTGAACGGCGTATGTCTGAGCGTGCCAGAGCTGAAGCCGAAGAGTATGACGCGTCCGTGATCGAGCACGTCGGTGAAATTCCTGAAACTCCGGTGCGTCGTCGCGGAAGACCAAAGACCAGCCCAGAGTAGTCAGCCCGGCACCGTCAAACGGCGCCAACCGCACGCTGTGCGGCGATAGAAGAAAGGACCGTAGGTGGCGTCAACAACGGTGACAGCAACGGGAATTATTACATCGGCGCTAGATTCGCTTGGTGTGTATGGCGTTGGTGAGCAGGTGTCTGCCGCTGATATTGCGGACGGCCTGCGCCGCCTTAATGCCATGGTTTCTTCATGGTCCATTCAGCCACTGACCATCCCTGTCGTAGCGCGTGAAGTGTTTCCGGTCGTGTCTAATGTCGGCGTCTATACCATTGGTGCAGGCGCCGACTTTGACACAATCAGGCCGTCGCGCATTGAGTCTGCGTCTCTGCTTCTAAACAGCGCTTCTCCGCCCACAGAGGTGCCGTGCGGCATCATGACAGAACAGGGCTGGCAGGCGCTGCAAACAAAAGACCTGACAAGCACGCAGTGGACGCAGGTATATTACGAGCCAACATACACCACGTCGAATTGGGGCACGGTGACACTGTGGCCCATTCCCACAACCGCAGACAATGACCTGGTGCTTTATTTCAAGCAGCCGTTGGTCGAGTTTGTCAATTCTACGACTTCTTACCAAGTGCCCCCGGGATACGAAGAGGCGTTGGTGTACAACCTGGCGGTTCGATTGGCCGGCCCACATGGCATGCCTGTTCCGGACGATGTCCGTGTGCTGGCTACGCAGTCTCGTGGCCATATTAAGCGGGCGAATATGCCGGTTGCCGAACTGGGCAACGACTTTTCGTCTATTGGGTCATCTGGGCAGAAGTACGGTTACAACATCATGACTGGGAATATGTAGTTATGGTGTTGCAAAGCCTTGTGGGTCCTTCATACCGCTCTATGAGCCCGTCGGTAGACCCGTCGGAATGTATCAATTGGTACGTTGAAGGTGTTCAAGACGTCAACGCCAAGGCTCCAGCGGTGTGTTATCCCACGCCAGGCTTTACTCAGTATCTGACACTGGCGTCCGGTCCAATTCGCGCAGAGCATGTGGCGTACGACGGCCGCGTGTTTGTGGTGTCAGGTTTTAATTTCTACGAACTGCTGCCTGATGGCACATCAGTGTTGCGTGGCACAGTCCAGACAGACACGCAGCCTGCGACAATCTCAAGCAATGGGGCAGCCGGCGGCCAGTTGTTTATTACGTCTGGCGGCATCGGGTATAACTACGAACTTTCGACGAATGTGCTGTCCGTCGTGCTGGCATCCGGTGCGGACATGGGCGCGTATCTAAACAACGTGTTTATTGCGTTGGATCGAACGCTGTCTGTGATTCGGTTGTCTGACATTGACGACGGCAGTTCTTGGGACCCTACGCAGTTCGCGCAAAGGTCTTTGGCCGCAGACCCATGGGTGTCCATGGCAGTGGTCAATTCAGAGATTTGGCTGCTTGGGTCTCAGACATCGGAAGTGTGGAGCAATCAGGGGCTCTTTCCATTTCCGTTTGCCCCAATCGCTGGCGCGTTTTTGAACACTGGTTGCTCATCGCCTTACTCAGTTGGCGTGGTTGATAACCGCCTTATCTGGGTGTCGCATAACGACCAAGGCGACGGAATGATTGTAGGCTCTAACGGATACGGCATCCAGCGTTTGTCCACGCACCCGGTTGAGTTTGCCATTCAGGGATACGCCAACCTTGAAGATGCCGTCACGTTTACCTATCAAGACATGGGCCATACGTTTTGGGTGTGCAATTTCATTGATGGCAAGCGGTCATGGGCGTTTGACACGGCCAGTGGGCTGTGGCATGAGCGGGGTTTTTGGAATACCACGACGTCTGAATATGAGGCGCTCCGGCCAACATTTCATTGCCACGCATTTAATGGCAAGCATATTGTCGGAGACCGCGTAAACGGACAAGTTTACATTATGCAAAATGACGTGGCGACAGACGTCGATGGGTCTGGTGTACGCCGCATGCGCGTGTTTAGGGGCGTGGACGCAGAACAGGACCGCGTGTCGTATCCGTGGCTGCAGATTGAGATGCAGAGCGGAATTGGTGTAGTCAGCGGCCAGGGCAGTGACCCTCAGGCAATGTTGCAAATGTCCAATGACGGAGGATTCTCGTGGGGTGCGGAGCGATGGGCACCCATGGGTAGGATTGGCCAATACCTAGTCAGGACCGTATGGCGCAGGCTTGGGCAGGCGCGAAGTGCCGTGTTTCGCATTGTCGTAAGCGATCCGGTGTACCCGGTGACGCTCATCAGGGCAATCGTAAAGCCGATCAGGGGAGTATCGTAAGACCATGTCTCACGAAATGATTCCCGTTCCCATTCGTTCCAAAGTGATTGACGCTGCAGGCGTGTTGACACGAGATCTTGTGCGTTTTTTGGACACGATTAGACAGTGGTTGTCAAATACGGCGCAAAGGGCTGGAAGCGCGTCCGGAACTGCCGAATCTGCGTCAATCCCGGCAACGGATGTTCAGACGTCTCCGCTGAGTGAGGGGCTGTATCGGGCTTCGTATAGCCTGCGTATTGTCCAAGCGGCCACAACGTCCAGTTCTGCGGCTATGACTATGTCTTGGGTGTCTAATAGCGTAACGTGCTCGGAATCTTTTCCCGCTGTCACTGGCAATACGTTGTCAAGTCAGACATCGGGTTCAATTTTGTTTTCAGTAGACGGTGGCAGCCAGGTGCAGTATGCGGTGTCGTATAGTTCGTCTGGCGCTACGCCGATGCAATATTCTTTTGACTTCATTGTTGAGGAACTGTTGTGATTTCTCGCGTATTGCCGTTTGAAGAGTGGCACAAGCTGCCCGAATACATGGACCCTGTGCTGCAAGAAATGCGGCCCGGTCAATCTCGTGTATGCGTTGTTGAAGACGAAAACGGAAACATCATTGGTCGATGGATGTTGTATCCGGCATTAATGGCGGAAGACTTGTGGATTGACCCGTCATATCGACGCAAAACAAGCGTGGCTCGCCGGCTGTGGTCCGCAATGCGCGCGGCGGCGTCTGAGCTGGGTTTTGCTCGAGTGGTGTCTGCGCCGATGGACGACGGCATTCATTTGGTGACGCATGCGTCTGTGCGTGCGGAACAGTTGCCACCGATGGTGACTTATCCGGTGAATCAAAAATGAACATTCGGTCTTCGCAGTCTGGATTATTGGGCGGCGTGTTAACGACGCCTTTGATTAATCGCAATGCCCCTGTAAACAACACAATCGGGGCGATAGGAGCAGGAACAATGCCAGCATGGGTAGCACCAGTCGCAGCGGCGGGAGTCACCGGGGTCGCCAATCTGTTGGGCTCAAATAAGGCCAGCAAATCGGCAACAAAAGCAGCCTCTATTCAATCATCCGCCGCATCGGAAGCGCTAAAAGAACAGCGTAGAATTTTTGACATGCAGTATGAGCAGGAGCAGCGTGACCGCGCTTCTCGTCGTCAAATCTTTTCTCGATATGGGCTTGGTTCTGGAGATGGCATGCCAAATAGTTTTGGCAACAATGTCCAGCCGCCACCGAGCGATTACAGGACTACACCAGTGGGCGGATTTGTGACCGGCAGTGAAACTCCACAGCCTGGCCTAGTGGGCACTGATTACAAAAGCGGCTCCATGTCTAGCACCGTCTTTATGAGGGCTCCCACTGGCGAGGTGATGGAAGTGAGTTTGGACCAGGCCCCGATGCTGACGCAGCGCGGTGCCGTTATTGTGCCCGGCCCTATGGGTATGGGCCAGACCTTTGGAGCAAACAATGGGATGGTTTGAAGATAACGGATACATCGCCCCGGACGAACAGGCGCCGGGCCCTGATTGGGTATTGCTTGACAATGGATCGTGGGTGCCCAGCGACCATCCATTGGCCATTGAATTTGCGCAAAACCAGCAGGTTAACCCTGGTTGGCAGGGCCCCCCGCCTGAATCATTTAATGCCACTGCGGCATATGGAAATGACAACCCCAATACCGCTTACGGCACTGGCGCAAGTAATTATGGGGTGCAGATGGCAAATCAGCCGGCCCCAGGGGCAGTTACCACTAATTACGGAGAGGCCCCCGCTGGTTGGGACCCCAACAAGTGGTCTAACCCGGCTCACAATACGCCCAAATATCAGATTGGGCGAATCCTTCAGAAATATCCTTCGACGCCTGAAGGGCTTCGCAGGGCTCTCCCGGAAATTCAGCAGTTGTTTCCCGGAGCCTCTATTTCTGGAACCAATGGAGACCGACTAGTAATCCCTGGTCTTGACACATTTGACGTTGGTCGAGGTTTTTCTTCTGGTGGAAACCAAGGGTGGCAGTGGTTGCCAGAGTCTGAGCAGGGAACAGGTAGAACCGCACCTCCCGCCGTCCCCTCTGCTGGCACTGGAACAACGTATTCAGGTGGATTCCCCGCGACGACTGGTAGCACTAGCGGAGGAGTAGCGCCGTTTGTGTATTCTGGTGGCGTTTCTCAGTACAGCAACCCGTATTCCTACACTGCGGGCGGGTTTATTCCGCCAGATTCTCCGTCTGCTACGTCGTGGTCTCCGCAGGCAATGACGACACCGTCATCGGTGGCGCCTCAGACAATTACTGCTGCCGGACAAGCACCGACTCAGTACGGAAGCTCTCCAATTACCGCCACTGGTTCTATGGGCAGCTTGGCATCCCCTGAGCAGTTTTCGTACGGTCAGGCGCTTCCGTCAACGTTTGTCGGTGAACCAAAGTTGGACTCCAATAAGCCAGTTTCGCCTTTGGGTGGCATTCCTGATTTTTCTTATAACCCATTGGCATCGTCCCAGAAGTTTGAACTTCCGACTGGGCAGCAGGCGCTTGAGCAGGATCCTGGTTATCAATTTAGATTGGAGCAGGGCCGGAAAGCGCTGGAACAGTCCGCCGCTGGACGTGGGCTGCTTCGTACCGGTGGAACCCTGAAAGATATTAACGCGTTTGGCCAGCAGATGGGGTCTCAGGAATACGCCAATGCTGTAAGCCGAGCCCGTGACACATATGCGCTGAATCAGGCCGTTAGGCAGGGTGAACAGGCGCAGCAATTTGGTCAGGGACTATCGGCAGCGCAGCAGAATGAAGCGCAGCGCTTGGCCCGTTTCAATGCCGAACTGGCTGCTGCCGGCCAGAATTTCCAACAGGCGGCAACACAGCAGGGCATGAATGCTGAGCAGGCTTTGCGGGCATATCAGGCGAATCTAACTGGTCAGCAGCAGGGATATTCCCAGGCAGCGAGTACGGCCCAGATGAATGCAGCAAACGCTCTCAATGCGTATGCTGCTAATGCTGCAAACTACAATGCAGCTGCACAGCGGGAATTGGCTGCCCAGCAGGCCAATCAGGCCAATGCGTTTAATTACGCTGGTTTGAACTTGCAAAACTACAACCTCGCTGCGGAACGTCAACAGCAGGCGTCCATGCAGAACGCTGCGAACGCGTTGGCGGCGCAGCAGTTCAATGTCAACACTGGGTTGGCGGCTAATCAGCAGGCTAATGCGTTCGGCTTGCAGGGCGCGCAGTTTAATGCGGCTCAGGCGCAGCAGGCGTATCAGAACGCGTACAACGCTGCCAACCAGGCGAAGGCGTATCAGATGCAGCAGCAGCAGATTGACCTGACTGCGGACCAGCAGCGCTTTATGCAGGGCCTGAATAGCCAGCAGCAGGCCTGGATGCAGGAATACATGTCTCGTGGTCAGTCGTTTGATCAGGCTTATCGCAACATGATTGCTGAACTTCAATACATGACGTAAGAGGTTGCAATGAGTTTTTACGACACATACGCGTCAAACGTCGCACGGATTTCCCAAGGCGCTGCAGACGCTCGAGCTCAGGCAGAACTGCAGAGGGGCAATATCTGGGCCAATGCTTTCGGACAGCTGGGCCAGCTTGCGGCAGCAATTCCTGGTCAGTTGGAGGCGCAGAAGGACCGCGAGGCCGAGCGAGAGCGGCAGAGCATCCTGACCGAGACGGCGCGACTGAATCTCCAGCAGGCCAGACGACAGGAGGCGGACAGGAACGTCTTGTCCAATGTGCTGGAACAGTCGATCGTTGACGGCAGGTTGGACCCGCAGAGGGTCATGGAGCTGTCAGCGCAGTCGGGCCTTGGGCCGTTGGGTATGGAGTTGGCGACCTCGGTGGCACAGTTCAACACGTCAGTCATGACCTATCAGCAGGCGGTCGAGTCTGGGGACCAGGCCAAGATTGATCGGGCGGCACAGAATGTGGCGATGCACCTGGTTGAGCCGATTGTGCAATCGGATTTCGACCCAAGAGTGATTGAGGGGTCGTTTACCGCGGCTGACACGCTTGGCGTGGATACCGGCGCATGGCGCACCCTCTGGATGCAGCAGCCGGAACAATTCGCGCAGAAGCTGCTGCAGATGTCGAAGAAGCCTCAGAATTTGATGAAGTTGGGACCAGACGAAACGCTTGTCGACGTAAGTAATCTTGGTCCGGATGGCAAGCCGCGGGTCGTGGTGCAAGGGACGCCAGAGGAACGTGTTCTCACGTTGGATCAGCAGTTGGGGCAGGCACAACAGCGTATGGCGGCAGCGACGACGCCAGCAGAGCGAGACGCCGCTAGGAATGAAATTAATAACATTATCAGAACGATGGGGCAGGCCGCATCTTCGACACGCGCACCTGAGAGGGTAGACGTTGAGACACCACCGCCCGATGTGCTGGCGGCAGATAGTGATTCTCAGGACATCATGGGGCACACGGGGCTGGGCTACAACGCCTTCATGGCGGCCACAGGGCGACTTTCGTCGTTGCCTCGAGGTGAGACGCGTAATCGCGCTACGTCCGAATTGCAGCAGTGGGCCGCGAAGAAGGGCGTGGACGTGGCAACGTTGCAGTCGCAATTCAATGCCTATAACCAGACACTCAAGGACAACATCGAACGCGCCAATTCTGTGTATCTGATTTCAGGAGAAATTGAAGCCGGCATCAACAACCTCAAGCAGGCGGCAGTAGATTTAGGTTTCACTGACGCCCGTGCTCTAAATGCGGTTAAAGCGTATATCGGCGGCGAGTTCAATAATCCTGATGTGGCAGCGTATGGCGTGCTGCTTGAGGGTTTGGTGAACGACATCTTGCGATTCAACACAACTGGTCGTAAGGGCGCATCCTACGAGGAAGATCTCAGGTCTGCGCGTAATGTACTGCGGTCTGGTATCTCCTCTGGCACATTAGACGGATTGCAGAAGGCGCTCAGGGACAACATGCAGCGTGTGTTGGACGTGCAAGAAAGCGCCGTGGACTTGTCTCGGAAGAAAATCTGGGAATTGTTCGGAGTGGGTGATCGGTATCGTCCTTCTCGAGCAAGTGGTGGTGGCAATCAGGCGGGTCAAGCAGACCTGATCTTTGATGCGGCCACCGGCACCTTCAAGCGGGCAGGGGGGCGGTGATGCAGGACCGTCCCATTCGCGTGCAAGTGCCCGGGCATGGCATCGTGGAGTTTCCGGCTGGAACGTCTGAGAATGTCATGCGGGAGGCATTGCAGACGTTGTCTCAACAACCTTTCAATGCGCCGAGACTTGTGATGGGTGGACGCACGGTATCGGAACGACCTGGTGTGCCTGAGCGGCAGAT